GGATTGATACCTCTGCTGGTGCTGGTAACCATGTAGCTAAGATATATGATGGTTCTGCGTTTATCGTCTTACCGTTCAGTGTAGAGGCTGCTCAAACTGTAGATATCAATGGCGGAACTATTGATGGAACCGTAATAGGCGGCGCTACACCAGCGGCGATTTCCGGTACAACCTTATCTGGCAGTACCAGTCTGGCACTGGCAACGGGTGCCACAGTAACAGGTGTAGACAATGGCACAATAGGGACGAGTGCTACTCTTCTAGCTACGCAGGGAGCAATAAAAACCTATGTTGACGCACAAATTACGGCGGAAGATTTGGATATCACTACTGACAGTGGGACTATTGATATTGATCTCGATTCTGATACTCTCACAGTGGCTGGGGGATCGGGCCTTGATACTGCGGCGGCAAGTACTACGGTTACGGTCAATGTTACGGATGGCGGAATAACCAATGCCAAGTTAGCCGATATGGCGGCTGGCACCGTAAAGGTCAGGGATTCTGGCTCATCAGGTGTTCCATCAGATGTTGCTTTAACCACGACCCAGATATTGATTGGTGATGGTTCTGGTGTAACCGCTGCCTCATTAAGCAGCGATGCCACTATGACTAACGCTGGTGTTGTAACAGTAGCCAAGATACAGGGAGAAGCAGTTAGCGCAACATCTGCAACAAATGACCAATACTTAAAATATTCCACTACATCTTCAGAGTGGCAGAAGGTAGATGTTCTATCACCTGACAGATTAACCACAAAGGGTGACTTACTTGTTTACAACACGGTAGATTCTGAAACCAGGCTCCCGGTTGGAACAAATGATTACGTCTTAGCCGCTGACTCATCCGCCACAAACGGTGTAGATTGGCAACAGTTAGCAACGGCTGGCCTTGCTGATAACGCTGTTACATTGGGAAAGATAGAAGACGGTACTCAGGGCGATATTCTTTATTATGGTGCATCAGGCGCACCAGCAAGATTAGGTTTCGGTACTGATGGGTATTTCTTAAAAACCCAAGGTACTGGTGCTAATCCAGTTTGGGCCGCTTCTGTTGGAACTACGATAAATAATAATGCAGACAACAGAGTTATTACAGGTTCTGGAACGGCTGATACATTAAATGGGGAATCTGGATTAACTTACAATGGTTCTGTTCTTACTGTTACTGGCAATATATTGCCAGAGGCAAATGGCACAAGAGATTTAGGGGCATCTGGAACAACGTGGGCTAATGTATATTCTTCAGATTTACATCTTGATAATACCAAACGTGATGGAAATGAAGTAGATGGCTCAGTAGGTAGTTGGACAATACAAGAAGGTTCGGATGATCTCTTTTTGTTAAATAGAAAAAATGGCAAGAAGTATAAATTTACTTTGCAGGAGGTTTGAGTAATGCCCTATTACGGAGATGGTAGCAACATAACTGGTGTGAAAGATACTGACTCAAGAGATGATATAGCTCTTTTAGGTTTCAAGGTTGCGGCAAACGGATCATTAGCAAAATACGATTTGGTAGATCAGACCATTGATGCGTTTGAGGATGCCTCTGGTGTAGATGCCTCTGCCTCTACAGATGAAATAAGAAATGCTGCTAACTATTATAGTGGCTCAGAGTCTACTAATGTTGTTGCAGGATTTACTACTGCTGAATCTACTACATGGACAGCACCGGCTGGTGTAACTACTGCTGAAATCCTAGTTGTTGCTGGCGGTGGCGGTGGTGTTGGCGGATATGGTGGAGGTGGTGGCGCTGGCGGGATTGTTCATCATGCCACATATCCAATAACAGCGGCAGTAGAGTATGACCTGACCGTAGGTGCAGGAGCGGCTGGCAGAGGAGTTGATGCAGGGTATAACGGAGGCAATTCTAGTTTTAATGACAATGCCGAGGGTTCGCAAGCAAAGATGACGGCAGTAGGGGGTGGAGGTGGGGCTTATTACTATGGCCCCGGTGGGGCTGACCCGGCGCAAGACGGAGGTTCTGGTGGAGGTGGTGCTTATTATGGCAGACCGGGAGGTAGTGGAACTCAGGGAGATTCCGGTGGTGGTACTGGATATGGTAATGATGGTGGTGATGGAACTCCGTCCTCCTCAGATGAAGGTGGTGCAGGGGGCGGTGGTGCTTCTACGGCTGGTCAGGATACTGTTGCGGCAGATACTGGTGGTTATGGTGGCGCTGGTAGGGAATTTGCTAATTTTGACGCATACGGCACAAACGCAAGTAATGATTCCGGCGCAACGCCGGGAAGTGGTTCAGGAAAAGGATACTTTGGCGGTGGTGGTGCTGGCGCTGCAGGTACTGTCGGGGCCACGCCGGCTCCAGGTGGTGTTGGTGGTGGTGCGGTAGGTAGGTGGCCTACAGGTACTTCACCCTCTGGATTTGCTAACACAGGTGGTGGTGGTGGGGGGGCAAGACAAGAAGGTGGAACAGGTATAGGTGGTGCCGGTGGAACGGGAGTAGTTCTGGTTAAATACCTGAGTGAAACTTACAATAACATGACCCTTATATCTAATGCTACAACTGCTATAGATGGAGCACCTACAAAGGGTGATTTTGTAATAACCTATACTAATGGTGCGGGAACGGCGACTATTAATACTGACCTGAAAGCATACATTAGCAGAAATAATGGTTCTGCCTATACAAGTGCTGTAACTCTAGTTTCTCAGGGTACAACTGGAGGCCATACTATATTGACCGCTAATAATGTTGATTTGTCTGGCATAACCACGGGTACGTCTATGCGATGGAAGATCGAGACCTTAAATCAGGCCGTGGGTAAACAGACAAGAATACAGGCAGTTAGTTTAGGCTGGAGTTAGGTGCAAACTAAATATTCTTACTGGCTATTTAAGAATGTGCTATCTGAAAAAGACAGGAACAAAATAAAACGGATCGCTAAAAAGTCTGGTTATAAGGAGGCTACCACAAGGAGTGTGGATGATGTTATTAAAGAACCGGACAAGAAAGTAAGAAATACTGATATTGCATTTTCAAATGACCAGTGTTTGTACGATTTACTTTGCCCGTTTGTCCACTCCGCAAATGAAAGTTCTGGGTGGAAGTTCGATTTAGATTGGTTTGAATCTGTACAGATAGCCAGATACAAAAAGAACCAACATTACGCTTGGCATATTGATGGCAATAGTGATCATTTTGGAGCCTGCTCTGAAGAAGGTAATAATAAAGGGAAGGTTAGGAAAGTATCTTTAGTAGCTTGCTTATCTAATGGTTATGTTGGCGGTGATCTTGAACTAGCCTTACAAGACCAAGAAAAAGAGAATCTGATTCTCTATCCAGAAATGAAAGTTGGTGATGTGATTGTATTTCCCTCTTATGTATTCCACAGAAGCACACCAATTACTAAAGGAACAAAATATTCAGCAGCAATGTGGTGTTTGGGTCCGCCTTTCAAATGAGAAATAAATATGGCTAGAACAACTATAAGCACTGTAGAGGAAGAATAATGGCATTAGTTCCTGTAGAAAATGTAGGTGAAACGGGAATTGTCAAGGATATAAACCCTTGGCAACTACCCCCTAATGTCTGGTCAGATGGTAATAATGTAAGAGTAGAACATGGGGCTATAGTAAAGTCTCCGGGGTACGCCGAGGTTATGGCTACCTGTCCTGTTACCCCTTACCACATTGTACAACTTAAATATGGTACTGAGGCATATTGGATAATAGCCAGCCTTACGTCTATACGAGTGTATAAAACAAGTAACAGCACATGGTATGATATAACCCGTGGATCAGGGGCTTATAATGCTACTGCTGATGAGGGGTGGACATCTACTGTTTTGGGTGGTGTTCTTGTTATGTCAAATGGATTTGACCAACCCCAATTCTGGGCATTAGCTTCTGGCGTCCCATCTACATCTACGACCATGTCTGATCTAACTAACTGGGCGGCTGGTGCTGGTGCAACTCATTATCCCGTATCTGTTAGGGCGTTTCGATCCTTCTTGATTGCTCTTAATCTAACTGAGGGTGGTGTACCTATACCGCAAAAGGTAAAATGGTCTACAGAGGCAGGAATCCAAGCTGTTCCAGCATCATGGGATGAGACAAGTGCTATAGTTGATGCCGGTGAATATGAATTAGCTGATACAAAAGGGTCTATATTAGACGGCCTTCCCCTTGGTGATACCTTTATGATCTACAAGGATGACTCCATTTATAGCATGACTTATGTGGGGACTCCATTTATATTTGCTTTTAGACAGTTATCTCCCTCAGTTGGCGCTCTCGCAAAGAACTGTGTGGCTGAGTTTGACGGCGGTCATTTTATACTGGGCAACGGCGATGTATATATAAACGATGGTCAGAGAGTGAAGTCTATCCTACCGCATAAGATAAGGGATTATATATTTGGAGAGATAGATGGAGCTAATTTTGAACGGTCTTTTGTGGTTGCTGACTATGGCAATACCGAGATGTGGGCTTGCTTCCCCACACCAACTAGCGCAACAAGCCAATGCAATAAAGCAGTTGTTTGGAACTGGACTAACAATGCTTTTACTATCCGTGATATACCAAACCTAGCTCATGCTGGGTATGGCACTGTAGCTGACCCAAACTCATTTACAACATGGGCAGCAGCGATACCTACATGGAGTAGTGCGTTGGGAAGCTGGACATCAACGTGGTCACAGTCTGAGAATGTTCTGGTCATGGCTTCCCCAGCAGATACAAAACTCTACAGGAATGCTTCTGGAAACAGAGAAGACACCACAGATATGACATCGTTTATAGCTAGAACTGGTATTACGATGAACTCTCAGCAACAGAATGACCAGTCTACAGTGAAACGTATAAAGGCTATTTGGCCCAAGATGGAAGTAACTGGGTCTGGCAATACAGTTAATGTTTATGTTGGAACTCAGAACTCTACAGAAGAGGCAGTCTCTTGGTCATCTGCTGTTGCGTTTAATCCAGATACCCAATCCAAAGTATCAGTAAGGAAGAGCGGTAAACTCTATGGGGTCAAATTTGAGTCAACCGGAGACTTCGATTGGAGATTGGATGGGTATGAGGTCGAGTTAGATGATGCGGGAAGGAGAGGTTCTAGGAGTTATTAATGGCAACTTACTCTGACAGAGTTGTAAAGTCTGTAACACATTATCAGCCCGGCCCACTCCCATTAGATAATGAGGACTTGGGTGTATACGTTGTTGATGAACTTAAAAGATTGGGTAACATACTTTTCAACCAAGCCACTTTTAGGCTTGAGAGAACCCACAAAGTTCCAGACAAACCGCGAGAGGGTGATATGAGATACTTTGATGGAACAAATGCAGACCCGTTAACCACCGGTAATGAAGGTATTTATTACTTTAAGAAAGGCTCACCGGGAACATGGATATTTCTAGGTTGAAGGCTCAGATCGTACAACCTGAAGACGTTGCATATATCTGGGAACAGGTCGCACCACTGCTTGAAAGAACGAAAGAGCATAGTGAGGGTGAATTAGAAACTGATGACTTCCTTGAACCACTTACTCATGGTGACATGCAGTTGTGGATAGCGACGGAAGAAAACGAGATGCACTCCGCTATGATTACTCAGGTAGTGACGTACCCTCAAAAAAAGATACTACGGATAATCTCAATCGCTGGCTCTGATTTCAAAAAGCTATATGAGTTTAACGATATGATAGAGTCTTTCGCAGTAAAAACTGGCTGTACTGGAATGGAGTTATGGGGCAGAAAGGGATGGAAGAAACTTCTACCTGATTGGGAATCTAACTATATAGTCTACACCAAAGACTTAAAACATAGGATGCAATAATGATAAAAAGAGAATATAGAAATGGCTATTTGGGGAACTAGCGTAAGCCTACCAGCCGGTGCTACGGTTGGCGGAAAAACAGAGGCTCAGATAGGGGCGGAAATTCAAGCTGCCTTAGATGCGGGAGATAAGGGTAAGCTGGAAAGCATACTGGGTGATCTGAAAGGTGCTGGGCATTCCGGTAGTTTTAATGCCAGTCAGGAATTCTTGGATGTTGTGGGTAGAGGCGAAAGCACGGGCATAGTTCCTGCTTCTGTTGCTTCTTCTCCGACAGCGACAGCGGCATACGTTGAAGAGAATCAGATGGGGCCATCTACCACGGCTCTACTGGATTCATTGGAGCGGTT